TTTCAACACCTCTGGCGAAACGGTTATCGATTCAGATTGTATGATGTATTTGCTGTCCACAGTTAAGGATCCTAAGCACCGCACAGGCTTTGATCGCAACTTTTGGATATGGGAAGAATTTGATCCAACTTATAATTATCTATTGGTTGCTGATGTGTCACGCGGCGACGGCGCCGATTTCTCCACATTTCACATCGTTAAACTTGAAACCCTAGAAATAATCGGCGAATATCAAGGCAAGCCGACAATCGATATGTTTGCAAACATGCTCAATAGTGTTGGCAGAGAATTTGGCGATTGTATGCTAGTGGTCGAGAATAATAACATAGGGTATTCAGTTTTAGATAAGTTAATTAATGATTTTCAATATCCAAACGTTTATCACTCAATCAAGTCAACACACGAATATATCGAACAACATCAAGCCGAAGTAAGAAACTCCGCAGTACCAGGGTTCACTACTTCGATGAAAACGCGCCCCCTCATCGTTGCCAAATTAGAGGAGTTTATCAGAAACAAACTAATTACGATATATTCTTCTCGTCTTGTTAGCGAGATGAAAACTTTTATTTGGAGGAATGGCCGGCCCCAAGCAATGAAGGGCTACAATGATGATTTAATTATGGCGTTAGCTATAGCATGCTGGGTGAGAGATACCGCACTGCAAGTAAATGCGCGAGATTTAAACTATCAAAAAGCTTTTGTTAGTGCGATCTATACAACGAGAACTACAATGAATACTCAAATCAAAGGCCAACAAGGCTACAAGAAAAGTGAGATATTTGATAAAATGACTGAAGCTGAAAAGTTATACAGCCAATATAAGTGGATAATAAAGTGAGAAATTAAATGCCCGCAATAAACCCAAGACAAGGTAAAAATCCTGCAAATAGACAATCTGAGCTATTTAAGCGATTAACCAGATTATTTTCTGGACCCATTATAAATTATCGTTCTCAAACAGGCCGCCGGATTCGACGGCAACACTTAGATAAATTTAGTTCTAGATTTAGAACTGCGTCGGGCCAACAGTTCAAGAAATCATTATATAATCCACTTGATCAGATTTCAACAAATGCGATCGCAAATCAGCGAAGAGTAGAGCGATACGTAGATTTTGATCAAATGGAATATACGCCAGAGATTGCGTCGTCGATGGATATATATGCGGATGAAATGACAACGTATTCTGAATTGAGGCCAATGTTGAATATTAAATGTGCCAATGAAGAAATCAAAGCAGTCTTAACTGTTTTATACGAGAGCATTCTGAACGTTCAATATAATCTTTTTGGCTGGGCGCGCACAATGTGCAAGTATGGCGACTTCTTTTTGTATATGGATATTGACGAAAATTTTGGAATTAAATCAGTAATTTCTCTTCCTCCCAATGAACTTGAGAGATTGGAAGGCCTGGATACTACAAACCCCAACTACGTTCAATACCAGTGGAACTCCGCGGGAATGACCTTTGAAAATTGGCAGATTGCTCATTTTCGTATTTTAGGAAATGATAAGTACGCTCCATATGGCACATCGATTCTTGAGCCCGCCCGCCGCATTTGGCGCCAGCTTACATTGATGGAAGACGCGATGATGGCATATCGTGTTATCCGCTCTTCTGAAAGAAGATTGTTTAAGATTGATGTCGGTGCGGTCCCCCCACAAGAGGTCGAACAATATATGCAAAAGATTGTTACTCAATTAAAGAGGCATTCGGTTGTGGACTCGTCCACCGGCCGGGTAGACTTGCGGTATAATCCAATGTCGATCGAAGAGGATTACTATATTCCAGTTCGCGCAGGTTCAGCTACAGATGTTACTAACCTTGCGGGCGGCTCAAATACTACGGCTATCGATGACGTTAAGTATCTTCGCGATAAGCTATTTTCTGCCCTTAAGGTACCCCAATCATATCTTACAATGGGCGAAGGCGCCACCGAAGATAAGACCACATTAGCGCAAAAAGATATTAGATTCGCAAGAACCATTCAGAGGCTGCAAAGGGTAGTGATTTCAGAGTTAGAAAAAATTGGAGTTGTTCATCTTTACACGCTCGGCTTTAGGGGTGATGATTTATTGTCGTTTAGTCTGTCGCTCAACAACCCATCTAAGATCGCAGAACTTCAGGAAATCGAGCACTGGAAGCAAAAGTTTGACATCGCCGGCTCAGCAACGGAAGGCTTCTTCTCCCGCCGGTGGGTTGCTGAGAATATTTTCGGAATGTCGCATGAAGAATTTGTGCGCAACCAGCGTGAAATGTTTTATGATCGCAAGCAAGATGCATCCTTGCAGGCAGTTGCGGAAGCAGCCGCTGCTGGCGAAGGCGGCGGCCTTGGTGGCGATCTTGGCGGTGACCTAGGTGGTGACCTCGGTGGTGATCTCGGTGGTGATCTCGGTGGTGATCTCGGTGGTGACCTAGGAGGCGAAGAAATGCCAGCCGGCGAAGCTGGCGGTGAAGAAGCCGCCGGCGAAGAACCTACATTATTGGCGGTCCCCCCGGGCTCTAGAGATTCGCCACGGCTAACGCCGCGCACCTACGTAGGTGCGCATGGAAAAAGCACATATCGTCCAGTTAAGTCTGATAAAAGATCTGCCGGCGCCCGCTCTCGTTCATACGCATCAAAGTATTCTAAGGAAAAAAGCAGCTCTGCGCCAAGAAACACTATGCCGGCTTACGGCGATATAGGCTCTCTAGCAAAGATGAACGGACTATCCACAGGTATTTATGAGCAAGAGGAACCTATTTATAGTTTGAGAGATAAAACTGAAGAGAAAAAGATTTTTCAAATTAATGAATCTGTTAGGATTTTAATAAGCAGCTTAGAAGAAAATAACAAACACACGGAAAAAGAAGATGAGAATAAGGCATAATAAAAAAAGAAACACAGCATTCATTTATGAGGCGCTAATAGTTGAAGCAACCCTTGCTATATTGAAAAAAAATGAACCGCGACAGCAGCAAGTATTTGATATTTTAAAGAGGCACTTTAGAGGTGGGACAGCTCTAAACAGAGATCTTAACTGTTATCGTTCGTTATATGAAAATCAAAATCTCAGCATTAATACTTGTAAAAGAATTTTGAAGGAAACAAGGCTTCAGCAAAAAGAATTAGATAACGATATTATTTTTAAGATGCAGAGTGCGTTGCTTAAAGATGTTAATAAGAATCTGGGTTCTTATGTCTTTAATAATTATGTTCCCAACTATAAAACACTAGCGACAATCGCACAAATGTTTTCCGAAAAAACGACCCCAAAAAATAAAATAATTCTAGAGAATCGTCTGCTCGGCAATATGAGTCTGGAAATGCCGCGGCAAGAATATGAAAAGTTAGACAACGTTGTCTTAAAGACGTTTATTGAAAAGTTTAATTCGAAATATGATAATTGTCTACTTCAAGAGCAAAAAGAGCTTTTGCTGCAATATGTCTCCTCTTTCGCAGATAATGCGGTTTCGTTGAAAGTATTTTTAAATGAAGAGATCCCAAGATTAAAGAGGGCCCTCGAAGAAGCTAAAAAGTTTGATGATGTTCGCACCGATCAAAATATGATAGATAAGGCCGACCAAATAATTGACAAGCTTGAAGGCTATGCAAAACAACCAATAAGCGAGGGGCTGCTGCTCACTGTTTTAAAAACACAATCTTTAATAAAGGAAATTTATACTGATGGCGATAGTAGTTAAAATTGGCCCGGGCGCAAATGATGCCAAGGTTCGTCTTGAATTAGATATTCGCAAGAGTATGGGCGGCGATCTGATGATTTTTGATCACGGGGATATCGATATTGTACTTTCGGCAACGAAAAATAAGGTCATTGCGTTTCCAAAAGAAACAATGAATGATTTAGTATACGGCGCCCAAAACAGACTTTTTAGTCACCTGCGCAAGAAAGGCCTAGTGATCCCTGAGTCAATTCAGTCTGGCGCCTTTTATGGTGCCCTTGAAGCTACAATGGAAACCGCCCCTTCTGAAGAATTAAGCACTCCAAAAATGACTCTTATAAACATATCAAAGTTTATTGATGAAGAGCGCCCATATTTTGAGTCGACTGAGGCCATAGTAGCTATGACAGATGATGACCTGAGCCATCCTGACAAAGAAGATTCTACAGAATTGGGAGAGGTTCCCCAAAGAGATACGCAAGGCTCTCTGAGGAAAGGATATGTTAGAGATCCCTATTCGTTGAATTATCTATATACGTTCGAATAGGA